GGGATGGGCTTCTGCCTGTTCCGGCTCCAGCGCCTGAAAGACCCGCGCCTGCCGGAGGTGCTGTTCAAGACCCGCACCCAGGGCGGGGTGACCACCCAGGATCTCTACTTCTGGAGCGAGGCGCGCAAGCACGGCCACCGCTGCGCGGTCGATACCCGCGTCCGGGTCGGGCACTACGAAGTGGAGCGCGACATTGTCTGGTGAAAACAAAACGAGGAGGAGCGGATGAAAAAAAGAAAGCAAAAAGCGGCACCGGCGGGGGCGTTGCTCCGGCTGGATCTCGGCTGCGGCATCAACAAGCGGCCGGGTTTTTTCGGGGTGGATGCGCAGATGTTTCCGGGGGTGGACCTGGTGCAGGACTTGACCAAGCCGTGGCCCTGGCCGGACGGCTCGGTCGAGGAGATCAACGCCTCGCACTTCATCGAGCACTTCGACCCGGCCGAGCGCGCCCACATCGTCAACGAAATGTGGAGGGTCCTTGTGCCGGGCGGCAAGGCGGTCGTTCAAAGCCCATACGGCTTCTCGGAGCGCTCCATGGGGGATCCCACCCACAAGTGGCCCCCGGTGGTCGGATTCTGGTTCTTCTACCTATCGCGCGACTGGCGCCGTGCCAACGCCCCGCACACCGATAAGCTCTACCGATGCAATTTTCAGGTCACCTGGGGCTACATGCTGCACCAGGAGTGGCAGATGAAAAGCCAGGAGGCGCAGACCTTCGCAGCGCAATGGTACACCAACGCCGTGATGGACATCCAGGCGACCATGGTCAAAGCTGAATGAACTCGGCCTTCCAGAAAAATGCGTTCCAGAACGACGCCTTCCAGATCGTCGAATATGCCTACGCCTGCATGTTTGTAAGCCTGGAGGCGGCCGCTGCCGCGGTCGGCCTTTCCGGCCGGGCGCCGGCAGCGGGCTTTTCGGCCGCTGCGGCCGGTATGGCTTTAACGGGCAAGGCCCCGGCGCTTTCGGCCGCGGTGAAACGCCCCTCAATCGCCATGGAGTGCAACGAATGCCTATCGCTTTGAGCAAGACGGCCAACAAGGAGAGCACCTTCGGCGTGATCGTCACCTTCGCCGACGAGGATGGCGCCCCGCTCATTCCGACCACGGCGAGCTGGTCGCTCTACGCGCAGAACGGGGCCGTGGTCAATAGCCGGGAAAATGTCGCCCTGGTGCCGGCGGCGAGCATCGCGATCGTTTTAAGCGGTGCGGATCTCGCGATCCTCGATGAGGCCAACCCCCGCGAGAAGCGCCGCATCAAGGTGTCCGCGGTCTACAGCTCCTCGCTCGGCACCAATCTCCCCCTAAAGGAGGCGGGGGAGTTTTGGGTCATCAACACCGACCCCGACGAGGCCGCCTGATGGACGCCGCCTGGCTTCCGAGCGCCGTCGCCGCCGGCCTCCTTGGAGTGGTCTGGTACGACATGCGCCGCCAGACATCCTTGGCCCGCCGCGAATGGAAGCGCGCCCTCTACCGCGAGGACGGCACCCCGATCTACATCATGCGCGCCGAGTGCGGCCAGGAGCAGACCAAGTGCCAGCAGCACCTCTGCGGCAAGATCGCCGATCTGCGGGCGAAGCTCGACTCTATGGACGCCCGCCGCGAGGCCCAGCGCGACGTGATCCTGACCCAGCTCGGCAGCCTGGCGGTCGAGGTGGGCGGCATCAAGAGCAGCTTCGACCACTACGTCAAAAACAGGAAAGGAGAAAAGTGATGAGAAAAATGATTGCGGGTCTGATGATTTGCCTCGTTTGCGTTGCCTGCGCCGGTCAGCAGGTGAAACCCATCACCGAATGGAGCCCCAAGCAGAAAGCCGCCTTTTTCATGCAGGTTTACAACGTGCAATATGACCTTTACCTGACCCAGGCGGCCTACCCGGAGCTCACCGCCGCGGAAAAAGAGATCCTGCGGGCGAAAAAAGAGGCCCTTACCGCGATCTACCCCATGATCCAGGCCTACGACCTCGTCGTGGCCGCCGGCGGCACGCCCTCCCCCTCGGATGAGGCCGCTATCATGGGCCTTCTGGACAGCCTCCAGCGCAGCGTCTTGAGCAAGAAGAAAAGCGGGGTTGAAGCCGCGCCGAAAAGCGGCGGGGTTGAAACCGCGGCGACCATGAGATCGGGCACCGTGCCGACGCCCCAGGGCGGCCCGGCTCCGCTGCCTTGCGCCTGCGACCTGGTGAAGGATGGCGCCTGCGACATGAACGACTACCAGCTTTTTATCCAGGACTGGGGCCGAAAAGACTGCGGCACCCCGGCGGGGTCGGGAGGCCTGCCGAACGACTGCGAGTGCGACCTGAACCGGGACGGCAAGTGCAACATTCTGGACTACCAGCTTTTCGTCCAGGGCTGGGGCCGTACCGACTGCCCTTAAAACAACAAACCGCTATAGGAGGCTAAAGCCATGAATACCGTCATTGTCGCCGGAATGTTCGAGCTAGCCAGGCTCTCGCTCCAGACCTATTTCGAATATATGCGGATCGCAGGCAAGACCGAGGCCGAGGCCGACCAGATCTACGAGGAGACCAAGCGCGGCTTTGTCCAGCGCCGCCCCTACGACCTCCCGGATCCGGAATAGCGCATCCTCTATTTGTGGGAGCGGCTGCCAGCCGCGATAGGTGTTGCTTATATGTTCAGGCCCGAGCAGCTCATCATCCATTGCAGCGCCACGGCCGACTCAGGCACCGTCTCCTGGTCCGCGATCCGCCGCTGGCATACGGGGCAGCACCCGGATAGCCCTTACCGCGGCCTGCCCTGGTCCGACATCGGCTACCATTTCGGGATCGAGTGGGTGGGCGGCGAGGTCGAGATCCTCCTCGGCCGAATGCCCGACCGCCCCGGCGCCCATTGCCGGGGCCACAACGAGACCACCCTAGGGCTCTGCGTGGTGGGCGACTTCGACCTGTACCCGCCCTCCGACCAGATCTGGCAGCGCGCCCTCGCGCTCTCCCGCTGGATCTGCGCCCGCTGGGGGATCCCGTTCGCCCAGGTGAAGGGCCACCGCGAACTTGACAAAAACAAGAGCTGCCCGGGCCTCAAATTCGACATGAGCCGCTTTCGCTATGAGTTGGCTGGAGGGACGAAATGGCCCCCGAGTTGAAGGAGATTTTAAACGAGTGTTTCACCGCCGCGCTGCCCTACCTGGCCGCCGCCGTATCGGCCCTGGCCGGCTACGGCCTGGTGCTCCTCCGGGCCTACCTCAAGGCCAAGGTGGCCGCGATCGAGAACCGGCAGCTCCGCGAGGGGGTCGAGCACGCCATGAGCCGGCTCGACTTCATCGCCGGGACGATCGTCGCCGACCTGAACCAGCGCGCCAAGCAGTACACCGCGGGCCGCAAGCTCACCCCGGAGGAGGCGCAAAAACTGAAAACGCTCGCCGTCGCCCGGATCCGCCAGCAGCTCCCCGGCTACCTTGCCGACACGCTCAAGGAGGCCGTGGGCGACCTGGAGAAGTACCTCAGCGCCAAGGTGGAGCAAAAGGTGTTCGAACAAAAACCCCTGGAGCAGAAACCATGCGCACCATGAGCCCCTGCGCCGCCTGCAAATTCGGCCACCGCTCAAAGAACAAGCGCCGCTGCACCGAGTGCCTCGACCGGATCGCCTATGCCACCGCCCTCGAGGGCGGCCCGGCCTGCCGCCAGGATCCGGTCTACGCCGCGGCCTACAGCTTGCCCAGGTCTTTCGCAAGGCAGCTGGGGGCCTTATATTTGAGCGAGGAGAGCCTCATCCCAAGCTGACGACATCCGGCGCTCCGGGACGCTGGATCCATCCCTCGCGCGAGAGTTCCGCCTCCTCCCTCCGCGCGAGCCCGCCCGGCCGGACCCAACCCCCTCCGGCCGGGCGGGAATAAAAGAGCCCGCCTGCATTCTGCAAGCGGGCTCTTTTTTTAATCTAATCGATTAATCGAGAAAATTATCGGGGAGGCCAAACCGGCGAATGATTCCGGCAATTACCGGCTTATAGATTTCCGTCCCAGGGCCGTGGTTTTTAATGGGAAACTGGGGGCCCTTGGTCGATCCGGGAGCATCTGGCCTGAAGAGGATAGTTTCGGAGCCCTTGCCGCGCTGTTTTTTTGACATCGGGACAATGCCGTGGGGCTTGAGCTTTTTGAGGAGTTCCCTGAGCTTGAGGGGTTTGGTCTTAGACACGACAGGACTTCCCGGACAGGCACATCTTTGCGATTATCCAGGGAGGGATGAAAGCGTGGGGGCCTTTTCCGGAAGGGGCTGACAGTTTGATTTTCTGCTCCTTGGCGCATTTGCACCTGTAGAACTCTTCCCAGACTTCCGCCGGCGCCGGGTGATAAAGGTAATCCAGATTATTGTTGCTGAAGGCGAAATCGACCTGGGCGCGAATGAGATCGTTGAGATCTCTCTTTACTCCATCAAGCGTATCGCCCGCGGCAACTATGTCCAGTTCGAGGCAGTGCCCGACATACAGCGCGCCATCTTTTTTGATCAAACAGTTGAACACCATGCTGGTCTTCTGGCTTTCCATCGCCGGCCCTTTCGCTTCGGGTTGGCCTCCTCAAACGGATGGGAGGTTATATCTCACAGCGAAAATAACGATCGGCATTACGCGGGAAAAGTTGACTCGATTCGAAGCCTTTTGACACATTATAATCCCCCGAGTCAACAGGCGCGATGGCAGATGTTTTATTTGTGTGCGGCAAGCATCGCCCAGATTTATTTTGGAGATACGAAATTATCTCCAAAATAAGTAAAAAAAGCATTTATTTTAGTGCATAATAAAAAACCCTGTTCGGGTTAAACAGTGCTGCTATAGTTAGTTAATACAGTGTTTTAGGGTTTTGTTGTATCGCCGGTATCTCCGAGTGATGGGATCAAGGCCACGGTGCGGCGGTGGAGGTCGCCGGAGACGTGCTGGTAGAAGCGCATGAGGGTTTCGGGACGGGAACCGGCGATCTGGGAGAGGGCCTTGATGTCGGCGCCGCGCTCGAGGGCCTGGGTGACAAATAAATGACGCATGTCGTAGGGGCGCAGGCGGCGGGTGATGTTTGCCTTGCGCAGGACCGAGGCCCAACCGGTGGCGATCACCTTGATCGGCCTGCCGCCCCAGTGCACGATCCAGGGGATGCCGCGGGCGGAGTCGGCCCGGTGCCACTCCTCGAGGTGGCGCCGGAAGTCCGGATGGATGGGGACGCTGCGCCTGGCCGGCCCCCCTTTTTGGGCCGCGCTGACCATGATCAGGTCAGCCTCCCAGTCGACCATCTCCCAGCGCAGCGAATAGCACTCGACCGGGCCCGGGCGCAGGCCGCAGAAGTAGGCGATAAGAGTGATGCGGCGCAGGTGGTCCGGGGCCACGGCCAGGATCGCGGCGAGCTCGGCCGAGGTGGGCGGCATGATCACCTCGAGGTCCTCGGCGGGGATGCGGTAGTCGCGGATGGGGTTGATCGGGATGATCGGCGGGCGCCGGCGGACGGCCCAGTTCATGATCGCCTTGACGTCCACGAGCTCACGGCGGATCGTGGAGTAGGCGACGCCGTCGGCGCGGCGCTGGCGGACGTATCGGTCGATGTCGCTGTCGGACATCCGCGCGGCCGGGATCGAGCCGAAGAAGGGCAGCACGCGCGAGGCCATGCGCAACTCGTGCTGCCACCGGGCGCGTGGTGAGGCGAATTGGTGGGCGGCGGCGTATTCGCGGGCGGCCTCGGCGAACACGGGGCCGATGGCCCCTGAGGTCTTCTTCGGCGCGGCCAGGCCGAGGTCGCGGTTGCGGGCGTGGGCCCGGCGCTCGGCCTCAGGTCCGCGCCCGAAATACTCGCGGCGGAGATATTTCGGGTGCACCGATTTGTCGCGGTAGTAGACGACCCAGCGGCCGTCGGCTGTCTGGGTGACCGCCATGTCAGGGAAGCAGCTTTCCGCCGCACTTGGCGCATTTCGCGTCCTGCATTTCGTTCTGGTGCTCGCAGCTCGGGCAGACCCTGACGGTGCGCGAGCCGGTGAAGACCACTTTGGGCTCGGATCGCGGCTTGGGCTTTTTCTCCTGCGGTATCACCGCTTCGAGCAGGGCAAGGATTCGCCGGTGGTCGCGCGCGATTTCGATCACCTCGCGGCGGATGCGAAGGATGAAGAACGGCAACAGGAGCAGAATTACGGCGTAGATAATGACCAGGACCCACCACACGCCGGCCGCAAAAAGAAGCTCCATGGCATTGCTCCAATTTAACTAGTTCAAACGGTTTTCTCTATTTCACGCCTATTTCAGATGCCCAGGATTTGAAAATTTGGCGAAGAATTTTTGCGCCCGGAGGGCCGTATCCATAAGACCACCGTTGTTCTGCAAGATTAAATCCGAATCTTTTATAGGAGTAGGTGCCGTCTTTCTTGCGGTTGCGATTCCTAAAATACACATTCGCCCACTCGCCCGTCTCCGGTTTTGAAACAAGCGCCAATTCGCCTTCTATGTCTACTAAAAAAAGTTGATCTCGAGGCAATCCTTTCCATGCGTCCCTCGAGTTATCAAACAACGAAACAACTGCCGGATGAGCCGCCGCCGCAAACCCTTTTTCTACCGACAGCCAAACCATGTGCTTGCAAAAACGCCTCGTGTCGCCCACTTCGTGAGACGACCTCGACTCCAAGAAATCAGGGCAGGTACAGGTTTGCGCAGACAGATCGACCAGGTAATCCGTGTTTTTTTCAGTTAGAGATTTTACTGCAGTGGGAGGGGGAGTGTTGTTGAATTTAATTTCAAAGGCGATGAGTTTAGGCGTGTCAAAACCTGGCGGTGGCGGATCTTTATCGGTTCGAAATCTATCCGCCCTTTGTTTTTTTGAGATAAAATGCGACATTTTTGAGCTTTGCAGAAAAAAGGCAATCAAGAAAAAGATGATGACGGCGACAATGATTTCAGCCATGTTGGCCCTCTTGCGCTACCATACGAGTTAAAGGCCAATATCACACCGATCTCTTTTACATCGCCTTAGGCAAGCACAAATTTCGCAGTCTAATTCGACAGCTATCCCGGCGCGGCTTTTCGGCGGTCGTGCCCGCTGCGGCGGTCGTGGCCGTCAGGGGCGTGCGGATCCGGGTCGACCCGCCGCTCCACGCCGCTGCGCCGGTCATTCAAGTGCACTATGCCCTTCTGGTCAAGCTGCACCACCACCTCGTTCAGCCGCGCCTGTAAAGCCTCCACATCCCGCTTCAGCTCCGCATTTTCCCGCTTCCGCTCAGCAGACTCCGCAAACGCGCACAGGTTGGAATAGATGGCGCGGATCAGCGCCTGGTCCTCGCTCGCGTAGATCTGCGATAGCATCGCAAACGCCCGCCACTGCTCGCTCCCCTTCGCAATCCCGAGCGATGCCTGGGCGTCCGGTGCGCAGCCGCCATGCGGGGCGTAGGAAGGGGCGGGCTCATTTACATTTGCTGTAAGCCTGTCGTGATGTGTTAAGAGCCAGTCAACGTCGACGTTAAAAGCGGTGGCGATGTTTTTCATGGTTTCCTGGCTTGGCCTTCCAGCATCAGTGCGAAACGCATTTACAACGCCGGCTTTTTTGCTCAGCTCCTTTTTCAACAGGTTGTTATTCTCACACAACAGATCGAGATTATTCAGATAAATAATCCAATCGTTATTATCCCATGTTGGCTTGTGAGGGTCTATTTTTTTCATGTAAAGAAATAACTTGACATGTAAATAATTTTATGTATAGAATTAACTCAACATGTAACAAAATAACATGAGGATCATATGGAACCAAAAGAGATCAAAATCGAGCTTATTCGCACTGGGACGACTCAAACTCAAATCGCCAGGGCGCTTAATGTTAGCTCGTCCATTGTCCAGCGGGTGATTTTTCGCAAAGCGACCTCCAGGCCGGTTGCTAAGGCCGTCGCAGCCGCCATCGGCCTGCCGTTCGAGCAGGTATTTCCCGAGTACGCTGAACCATGCGGCCGCCGCTCGGCGGCCTGCGCCTGATGATGGGAGCTATGAAAAAGCCGCAAACCAAAGCTCAGTTCAAAGCCAAGCTAAAAAAACGAATATCGGTCCACTACAGGCAATTCGTGAAAGAGGGACTCACGATCGGCGCCGCATGCAAGCGGGTGGAAAACGAGATCGCGAGACATACGGCCGCCGCTCGGTTCTTTCATGTGATGCGCGGCGACATGTCCACCCGGCTGTCCGGCGGCAAGCTGCGCATCAGGTTCAACCCCGATGAACACACGCACGAGTTTGAGAACCTATGAACCGGTCTTCGGAAAAAACTGCTCCGAAGTCCCGATGGCCTTCAGCTCCGCGCGGGTCATCAAGGTCAGATAATAGCCCGTATGTAATAGGGGGCTTCCGGGAACACTGCAGTGGGCGACCCAATGTCCGATGCGTCCTCTGCGTTTTCCTTCACGGTAGCCATGCGCGTGCCACTTTTCGCAGAACGGGCACCAGGCTTTCACCTGCCCGGGAGATGCTTGATAGCACTTCAGCACGGGGATTTTCTTTTTAAGGTCCATTTCGGCCCCCCAAGGCGATTTCGTGGAACCCGTTGACCGGCCGATGGGCGATTGTGATCTCCATGAGCACTTCACTGGCGATGCCAGATCATACCAGCCAACAGATTTACAAGTCAACTTTTTACTCTCCAAGAGGGTGACAATGGCCGGCAAAAAGGAAACCCTGCACACGTTCAAATCCTGCGAGGATTTTTCGGATTGGCTGAACCGGGCCGTCGCCAACCTCGACCGGCAAAAATCAGAAGTGATCCGCTGCTGCATCCTGCTCTCCCTTCCGGCCATCTGCGCCAACCCGAGCCTGATCGACCATGTGCGGCTGGAGGATACCAGGAAGGATCTCGGCTGTCAGTCATATTAAAGTTTTACCGTCGTCTTACCGGCCGGGGGCGGCGGTAATACGGCGGTTATACGGGGGTAATACCGATGACCGAACCGGCAAAAATAAACGACCTCCTGCTGCTCGCCATGGAGCTGCGCGCGATCCGCGACCGGGTGGTGGGCGACCTGGACGCGGCGCTCGCCAAGGTCGAGCGGGCGCTTCCGCCGCCTGCGGAGACGGACCGGACGCGGGCGATGCGGAGCTGGGGGCGGGTGGAGTGGCGGGAATTTCTGGACGGGAGGCGGTGACATGACGAGACGGGTGTGCTGCGTGTGCGGGCACGTCCTCGGCTGGCGCGAGGACGGCCGCGTGGCGGTGGTGGACTCTCACGGCTACTGCGAGCGCTGCTTCGACGAGCAGATGCTGGCCATCAAGTCCGCGCTGCCGGACTACCCGGCGGACCGGCCGGCGGGGAGGTGTCGATGAGCCCGCGAGCAATGAGTGCGCTGATGCTGCTCCGGCAGATGGTGGTGGAGGCCGCGGTGATCGCCCTGGCACTGGCGTTTATCGTGGCCTTCATATTTTTCGGGAGCGGGGTGTGGTCCGTAGGGCCGCAGGAGGTGGGGCCATGGAGCAAGCCGTCAATCTATTCACCGGCGATGATCCGGTGACGGGTTTGTTTTGCTGCGTCTGCGGCAGGGAGGAACAGGCCAGCCTAATGGTTTCGCCCGACCGCTGCACCTATGAGCGCCTGGGCGGCGTCATCTGCGACGACTGCTGCCGTGCCTGCGAGTACCACGGCGGCTGCGCCGAACGGTTGGCGGGGATACGGCGCCCGGAGAGCCGGCGGCCGCGACCCCAGGTGCCGTGCCCTTTCCAGGCAATGGACTGCGCCTTCGATGCCTGGCTTGCCTTCCGGCGCGACCCCGGCAGCCGCGCAGCCTTCGACAACTGCGACTGGCTGCTGCGCGTCGCCTCTGCCAAGTGGGAAGCGTACGCGCTGGACCGCAGGGTGAGCCAGTGAGCGGCGCGACTGCCAAGCTGATGCTCGTAGTCATGGTCCATGGTGCCGCGCTGGGCCTGCTGCTGGGATATCTGCTCGGGCGATATGACCTGACCCCATGAGATCACCGTGCGCCGCATGCAAGCACGCTTCGCGCGACAAGAACGACCCCGGCTGCAGGGACTGCCGCGCGCGGGTCGACTATGTGACCGGCATCGGTGCGATGGCCTTCAGCGTGCCGATCGAGGAGACGGACATGGCGGGGAAGCCCTTCAGCGACGAGGAGGACATGGAGATCATCCGTTCGATGCGCGAGCCGGCGGGCAAGGTGGCCGAGCGGCTCAAGCGCGCGATCGGATCGATCTACTCCAGGCGATCTCAGCTCCGGGCAATGGGGCGTGAGGGAGTTGAACCGGTTCCACCCAAGGCCCCGCCGAAAGGCCCGGCACCGCCACCGCCGCCACGGCATACGCGGCCAGGTGCGATCTCGATACTCCGGCCCGGCGAGCCGGTATTGGGGAAAAACAACGACCCGCACGGCGGGGTTCTCAATCTGGAGGCCTATGGAGACCTGCTCGAGCAGATCAAGCGCCGGGCCCGCGAGGAGCTCCGCACCTGGCAGGACCAGGCCGCATGGATGCTGCGGCAGGCGCTGCAGGATGGCTCTGCCGATCACGGACGTTCGCCCGACCGGACGCGCTGAGATCGTGGAGGTGGTTCTCGCGGCCACCGGCAAGCCGGCGCGGCTGCGCCGGGACCAGGCGGAATTCTGGCCCGGCCGTGTGATCGTGCCGCTGTGGCTGGGGAGGCGTTTGTCGGGAAGGGGATAGGAGACGAGTGCAGAGGAGGTGGGCATGGACAAAAAGGAAGTGGGCACGTTCCAGGAAATACCGCTGTCCAGAATCAGGCCGAATCCGTTGAACCCGCGGCGGCGGGGGTTTGAGGGGCAGGCGTTCGAAGAGCTGAAGGCGTCCATCGCCGCCAAGGGGGTGCTGCAGCCCGTCTTGATCAGGCCAAAGGGGAAGGGCTTCGAGCTTGTTGCCGGCGAGCGCCGCTTCCGGGCCTGCCTGGCGATCGCCGAGTCGAACGGCGGGGTGAAGAACACCACCATCCCGGCCATGGTGCGCACTCTCGATGACGAGGCGGCCTTCGACGTGCTGATGATAGAAAACCTTCAACGGGAAGACCTCTCCGAGCTCGAGGAGGCCGAAGGGTTCAAGGCGTGGCTGGACAAGCGGGGGGAGGGATCGCTCGAGGACCTGGCGCAGAGGACCGGCATTCAGCCGGGATATATCCGCCGGCGGGTGGCCGTGCTGGAGCTGCCTGAGAAGGCGCTCAAGGCCTGGGACGACGGAAAGCTGAACTACTCCCACCTGGAGCTGATGATCCGGATCCAGGACAAGAAGCAACGCGCCGAGACCCTGGACATGGCGCTGAACCACAACTTGTCGGCGAAGGATCTGCGGCGCCGGATCGAAAACGACAACCCGCGGCTGAGGAGTGCGCTGTTCGACCCGGACCAGGAGGGCTGCCCGCAGTGCTTCAACAACACGGACAAGCAAAAGAGCCTGTTCGCGCTGGACGACCTGAAGGGGGCTGTGTGCATGAAGCCGAGCTGCTTCAGGCAGAAGCAGAACAACTGGCTTTCCGCCAACTGGAAGGCGAGCGAGTTGCGGCGGAAATACAAGACCAACGGGTTCATGTTCGCAGAGCCGGGACGTTTGGCGGGGGAGTCGTTCTACGCTTCGGAAAAGCCGTTTCCGGAGTGCCGGGCGTGCGAGCAATTCGTCAGCCTGATCGGAATCGACGGTACGCCGGCCTATCATTCCTCTGGCCGGTATTGCCTGAATCCGAAATGCAGGAGCGACCTGGCGAAAAAAGGCCGTGCCGTCAAGCAGAAACGGGAGCAGGAGAACCAAGAGACATGTTCGGGGGATGGTGCTGAGGCTGACAAGCCGCGAGTGGCCTGGCACGGCGAGCATTTCAGGGAGGAGTTCTTCAAGGACACACTTCCTGGCCGGATTCGCCAGATGGATCCGCTCGACACCACCGGGCTGATCGTTGTGGTCATGGCCCTTGTATCCGGCGCCCCGCAGGGTATCGACAAGGTTTGCGGGCAGATGCTGGGGTTCAAAGTGCCTAAAGAGGGGTGGTGGTACCGTCTCAACACTGCCGAGGCCATCCAGGCTCTGAGGGGCATGGAATGCCATGAGCCCGGCAAACATCGGGCCCATCGTATTGCCGACATCCTGCAGCAGCTCGCCGTGCGTGTGGTTATGAGCCCCGAATTTACCGCGGCCGATCGCTGGGCCGTGGCCGAGCTTGTCGGCATCGACCTCAAGACCGAGTGGCGCATCACCAGGGAATACCTGCAGAAGAAAACCAAGGCCGAGATCCTGGCGATCGGCGAGCAATTCGGCGTGTTCGCCCAGGACGCGGCCAAGTCCTACCTGTTCGAAACCCTGCTCAAGAAGCGCGGCAAGTTCGACAGCTGCAAGAAACCGGAGCTGATCGATCTGTTCATGAAGTCCGGCGTCGAACTGGCCGGCGTCGTTTCTGAGGAGATCTTGAGAAAACCGGACAGTCCTCGAGTCTCAATGACTGATGAGAGCGAGCCCGCCTGTCGCGTCTGTGGCTGCACCGAAGACGACTGCAGCGAGTGTGTCGAAGCAACCGGCGAGCCCTGCCATTGGGTGGAGCCGGATCTTTGCAGCCGATGCGCAGCCGAGCTGGACCATACGACCGCTACGACCGAAGCCGCCTAAATCAAGGTAGATCCACGGAATGAACCTGGAACGGACCATCTCCCCGCGCCCCGTCTTTCGAAGGGCTCCCCGCGCCCCTCACATAAAGGCAAACCATCCAAAGTCCTATTCGCGGCGGGTCCTTCCGCAAGCCTTCAAATCACGGTTTCGACGACCGCGATTGGTTTGCGCGGCGGGGGATTTTTTTGGAATGGAATTTTGGAATCGCCTCGGTTTGAGCGCGGTGTGAGCGAGCGTTGAAAGACGATTCCGAAAAAAAGGGCGATGCGGGCCCGGATCCGGCGGGGATGACGGAGGAGCAGATCCGCCAGGCGGTGGAGGCTCGGGCCGCGGCCGAGGCGGCCGCATTGGCTGAGAAGGGTGCCGGCGGCGGCGGAAACGGAAGGCGCGAGGTCACCCTCGCGTTCGTCAAGGGGTGCCTGCGCTGCAACGAGCTTGGCGACGGCTTGCTCTACGCTGGCCTCCACCAGGGTCGCTACGTTTACAACACCAGCTCCCAGAAGTGGCTCAAGTGGGCCGGCCACCACTGGGAGGTCGACCAGCTTTCGGAGGCCGTGGCCGCGGTCGAGGCCGTGGCCGAGAAGTACCTCGAGCTCGCGGCGGCCACCAACGCCGCGATCGCCAAGGAGACCCGGATGCCGACCCCCGACGGGGACAAGGTGCGTCGGCTGAAGAGCCGCCTGGACAAGTGCCACCGCCGCGCGCTCAAGCTGCGGGGGGTGCGCGGCCGCAGCTGCTGCATCCAGTTCGCGCACACCGGGCCCCAGCCGCTTTCGATCCGGGGGGATGAGCTCGACCTCAACCCCTGGGTGCTGCCCTGCGCGAACGGCGTCATCAACCTGAGAACAGGCGAGCTCGAGCGCGGCCGGCCGGAGCAGTTCCTGTTTAAGTCGGCCCCGACCCAGTGGCGCGGCATCGACCACCCGGCCCCCACCTGGGAGCGGTTTCTGATCGATGTCTTCGACAACGACGAGCCGCTGATCGCCTACGTCTGGCGCCTGCTCGGCTACTGCATCACCGGCCACACCCACGAGAACATCCTGCCCGTCTTCTGGGGGCAGGGGCGAAACGGCAAGGGCACCATCATCGAGACCATCAAGCACGTGCTGGGCGACCTCGCCAACCCCATCCAGGTCGAGATGCTCCTCGACCAGGGCCGCAGCCGCAGCTCGGCAGGCCCCTCACCCGACATCATGGCCCTCAAGGGGGCGCGTTTCACCTGGGCCTCGGAGTCCGACGACAACCGCCGCTTCTCCACCTCGCGCGTCAAGTGGCTCACCGGATCGGACACGCTTGTCGGCCGCTGGCCCAACGACAAGTACGAGGTCTCCTTCCGCCCCAGCCACAAGCTCGTGCTCATGACCAACAACCGCCCGCACGCCCCCAGCGACGACTTCGCCTTCTGGGAGCGGATCCACCTGATCCCGTTCAAGCTCTCCTTCGTCAACCGCCAGCCCCAGGCCGACAACGAGCGCCGCGCGGACCTTGGCCTGGGGGAGAAGCTGCAGCGGGAGGCGCCCGGCATTCTCGCCTGGCTCGTGCGCGGGTGCCTGGAGTGGCAGCGCATCGGCCTCGACCCGCCCACCGTCGTCCGCGAGGCCACCAACGAGTACCGCCGCGAGGAGGACCTCCTGCAGGACTGGATCGACGAGTGCTGCATCATCGACCCGGCCGCGGTCACCAAGGCGGCGAAGCTCTACGCCAACTTTCAGACCTGGTACGAGGAGAACGTGAGCCGCAAGAAGTCTCCCAGCCAGCGGCGCTTCGGCCAGATGCTCACCAAGAAGTTCCGCCGCGAGAAGCGCGGCACCTACCTCTACTACGGGATCGACTGCCTGGAGCCCGACGGCCAGGATAAAATCGGAGGGTGGGACTGATGTACGGCTAATCGTCCAAATTCATTTTTTCAGCTTTTTCAACGTGTTGCGCAAAAGCATTCGGGACGGATGGACCTTGGGACCTATTTTCCCCTTATATTGGCACCTTAATTATTAAAAAACACATATACCTACCAATATAAGGGAATAAGGTCCTAAGGTCCAAGATATAGACATAACAGTGCTGAAATCATTATAAAATCTTATTTTTCAAAGGTCCAGCCCATGGACATGCTCTCCCTGGCCCAGGAAAAGACCCAGCTGCGCAAGACGGCCGGCACCCACGGCGGCGAATACGTCGGACCCTGCCCGGGCTGCGGCGGCCGCGACCGGTTCCGCGTCTGGCCGGACCGCACCGACTCCCGGCGTTCCGAGCGCGTGGGGATTTACTGGTGCCGCGGCTGCGGCAAGGGGGGCGACGTCGTCCAGTTCCTGGTCGACTTCGACGGCAAGAGTTACCCGGAGGCCTTCGCGGCCCTCGGCCTCGAGGCGCCGGCGGGCGGAGGCCGGCACGCCTACGTTGCGCCCAGGCTTCCGGGGGCCGCTCCGCCCGCGGCACCCGCGGCGCCGGCTCCTGCCCCCGAAAAAAGCGCGCCGCCGCCTGATCTCTGGCAGCAGAAGGCCCTCGCCCTGGTGGAACATGCCGAAAAGGCCCTCGCCGAAAACGACTACATCTTGAAATGGCTCAAGAAGCGCGGCATCTCGCGGAAGACCGCCGCCGGCATGCGCCTGGGGTGGCTATCCGATGACCGCTGGCGCCAGCGCGCGAGCTGGGGCCTGCCGCGGGAGCTGAAGGCGGACGGCTCCGAGAAGAAGCTCTGGATCCCCGCGGGCCTGGTCATCCCGCTGCTCGAGGCCTCCGGGCCGGAGGGAGCGGCCGCGGTGCGCCGGATCCGGATCCGTCGCTTCTCGGACCAGGAGCCGCGCTACTACAACATGCCGGGCTCCTCCATGGCCTGCCGGGCCCACGGGCTGCCAAACCGCGCGGCGGTGATCGTGGAGAACGACCTGGACGCCATCATGATCGCCGGCCAGGCCGCGGATCTCGCCGCGGTCGTCGCCATGGGCACCTCGAAGGCCAAACCGGGCCCGGCGCTCACGCAGCTCCTCGCCGAGTGCGCGGTGATCCTGGTCGCGCTCGACTACGGCGACGGGGACCTCTCCGGCGGCAAGGGCTGGACCTGGTGGCGGCAGGCGTTCCCCCAGGCCCGGCGCTGGCCGGTTCTATCCGGCAAGGACGCCGGCGAGGCCTACGCGGCCGGCGCCGACATCCGCGCCTGGATCCTGGCGGGGCTGCCGCCCGGCTGGCGGACCGGTCCTTCGCCCATCGGTCTTGTGACCGGCCGGCGGGAGGAGTGCGTTTTGGATGAACGCGAAAATCCGCCCGGCGCGCGGGGGGCGGCCGAGGGGGAGCCGGCCGGTGCGGAGGCGGCCGCGCGGGAGCCGGGAGACGACGCCGGCGGCCAGGAGCTGGGCGCGGTCGCCGAGCTCGCCCAACTCCTGCGCCGGCACCCGGTCGAGATCCGCGTCGCCGCCGGCGGATCGCGGGTCTGGATCAGGGAGAACCACGACTGGAAGCGCAAAAACTGGGAGACCGCCCGCCGCATCTCGCAGCTCGTGTTCATGGACTGCGAGGTCCTCGACTACCTGCTCGGGCACGGGGAGGAGATCATCAACGGCAAGAACATTTTGAAGGGGACTTGAGGCCGTCATGACCGAAGGCACGCAAACCCCGGCAGCGCCCACGCCGGCCGAGCTGGCCGAGCGGCACCTCGCGGTGCTGGCGACCGCGCTCAAGATCGCCCAGGAGCGGGTGGAGCAGGACCCCACGGCGGCGAACATCGCCGCGGCGCAGGCGGCCAAGCGGGCGTTCGAGGAGGCCGCAAGCCCCGCTCCGTCCGGCCCGCCGGAGCGGATCTACAAGAACCGCGAGGAGGTCCTGGCCCAGCTGCACCGTGAGGGCTTCGCGCTGAAAAAGAGCAAGCTCTACAACGATGTCAAGCGCGGCCTGCTTAAGATGCGGCAGGACAAGACGGTCGCCGAGAGCGCCCTGCGGGCCTACATCGCGAACCCGGACGCGCGCCTCGAGAAGCCCGAGGCCTTAACCCCGGCCGAGACCGCCCAGGCCTCGACCGAGAAGCTGCGCTGGGAGGCCGACCTGCAGCGGGAGATGGCGCGCGAACGCAAGCGCCGCAACGACGTGGCCGAGGGGCTCCTCATGCCGCGCGAGCAGGTGCACCTCGAGCTCGCCGGCCGCGCGGCGGCCTTCGAGGCGGGGTTGAAGCACGCGCTCACCGTCGGGGTCCCGGCCGTGATGGAGGAGGCCGCGGCAGTAACCGACAAGACCGAGCGGAACCAGCTCGTCGTCCGCCGCTGCCACGAGCTCGTGGACGCCCAGTTGAACGAGTTCGCCCGGATCCAGAGCTTCATCGCCGTCATCATGGAGTCCGATGAGGGGGAGGAGGCCGGATGAGCGCCCCCGCCGCATATACTTTGCGCCGCCCCGCCTGGCTGTGGCCGGAGCTGGCCGAGCGGCTCGCCGCCGCGGCCGGCCGGCTCGAGATCCCGGGCGCCTTCAGCGCGGCCGAGCGCAAGGTGCTGCGCAAGCGGCGCAAGATCGCCCCCAGCCGCTGGGCCGAGCGCCACCGGTGGGTGAGCCTATCTGCTGTGCCCGGCCCCTGGCGCAACGAGGTCGCCCCCTACGGGGTCGGCATCATGGACGCGAGCTTTTTCGAGAGCGTGCGCGAGATCGTGATCTGCGGGGCCCCTCAGACCGGGAAATCGGACTTCGTCAACAACTGCATCGGCTACGCCATCGACCGCGCCCCCGGGCCGGCCCTCTACACCTACCCGGACCGCGACACCGGCAGGGAGAACGCACGGGACCGCATCCAGACCATGATCACGGACTCACCGCGCCTGCGCGGCTACGTGCGCTCGGTGGTGGAGGACCTGCAGAACCTCTACATCCGCCTCGCCCACATGCCGATCTATTTCGGCTGGGCGCGCTCGGTGGCGCGGCTCTCCAACAAGCCCATCAAGTACCTGGTGCAGGACGAGGTGGACAAGTTCGCCCAGGCCGCCACTTCGAAGGAGGCGGACCCGATCAGCCTGGCCGAAAAGCGCCTGCGCACCTACCGCGGCAGCTCCAAGAACTGGAAGATTTCCTCTCCCTCCATCGAGGCCGGCCCGATCTGGCAGGCGTTTCTTGCGGCCGAGGCGCGCTTCGACTTCCACGTGGCCTGCCCCTTCTGCGGCGCTGCGCAGCGCATGGTGTTCGGCACGCGGGAGGAGGGCTGCGGCATCCGGTGGCCGGCGGAGGCACGCGATCCCAACGAGATCGAGCGCGCGAACCTCGCGCGCTACGAGTGCCGCGAGTGCCACGCGCACTGGGACGACGAGGACCGAAACCGGGCCGTGCGCGCCGGTGGGTGGCGCGAGCGGGAGAGCGGCCTTGCCCTGTGGGATTTCCTGCGCGCCCGGAGGCCAGCGAAGATCGCCTTCCACATCCCGGCCTGGCTCTCCTATTTCGTGGGGCTATCCGAGTGCGCGGCCGCCTTCCTGAAGGGGGCGAAGAACAAGGCGAAGTTGAAGGATTTCCAGAACGGCTACGCGGCCGAGCCCTGGGTGGAATACGCGCAGGTGAGGAAGGAAGAGGCGATCCTTTCGCTGCGCGACGACCGGCCGCGCGGGGCGGTGCCGGCCGGCGGGGTGGTGCAGAAGCTGACGGCCGGGGTGGACACCCAGGACGACGGCTTCTGGTATGCGATCTACGCCTGGGGCTGGCCCATCGAGGGTGGCACGATGCCGGGCTGGGAGGTGCGCTCGGGCTTCGCGCTCAGCCTCTCCGACCTCGCCCGCTATCTGTGGGAGGACGAGCTCGCCGACGCGGACGGTGTGCGCTACGCGGTCACCCTCGCCCTGCAGGACGCCGGCGGGCACCGCACGGCCGAGGTCTACGACTTCGCCCGCCGCCACCCCGGCCGGCTTGTGCCAACTTTCGGCCGGGACACCATGGCCGTGCCGCACAACTGGAGAACGGTCCAGTACTACCCGGGCAAGAAGAAACCCATCCCGGGTGGCCTCCGGATCCTGAACGTCAACACCAAGTACTACAAGGACGACCTCGCGCGGCGGCTCGCGGTGGACCCCGGCGATCCCGGCGCGCTGCGCTTCTGCGCCGAGTTCCGCGACGACTACGCGCGGCACTTCGTCTCCGAGGTTCTCAACCAGCGCGGCCTGTGGGAGTGCCCGCCGGGCCGGCCCAACCACCTCTGGGACTGTGCGGTGCTGGCGCTGACGGCGGCGGACGTGCTCGACCTCAAGTTCCGCCGCCCGCCCCGGACGGCGGCCGAGCCGCCGCCGCCGGCGCCGGCGCCGGCGACGATGATCCAGCAGGCGGCGGCCCAGCGGCAGGCGCTGATCCGCCGCCGGCCGGCGGGGTCGTGGATGGGGGGCATCGCATGAGGAGAGATATGGAGGGAGCGATGCGGCCGCCCGGGCCGCGGATGCGCTGCGAGAGATACCGCGCGGACATATCCGTGGCGACATGTCTCGCTCGGCAGAAGGCCGCCGCCGCGGCCGGCGAGCGGTGGGCCTACTTCGGCGCCCAGTGCGACCCGGGATGCGTGCGCTGCCCCCAGGGGCTGGCGGCGAAAGGCGAGGCGTACGTCCCGGCGCCGCCGCGAACGGCGCCGGCAGCAGTGGACCCACGGGGCGTTGCCGAGTCCAAGCGCTGCCGGTGCTGCGGCGAGCGCAAGCCGGCGGATGGGTTCTACCGGGACGCGCGGCTGCGGGACGGGCTGACGTCGTGGTGCAGGGCGTGCGTGAGGGCGGGGGTGGTGGCCCGTCGCGGCGCGCGGGGTGATAAAGCGAAAAAAGGAGGAGGTTGAGATGCAGACGGCGAGCGCGTTGAGGGATCGTTGCAAAGGCGAGGCGGTGGCGGTGCTGGGCGGGGGGCCCTCGCTGCCGGGCGATGTGGAGCTGGTGCTCGAGCGGCGGGGGCCGGTGATCGTGGCGGTGAAGCAGCACGGGCTTTATCTGCAGCACGAGCTGGGGTTTTTGGCGGACTACGTGTGCTTCCTGGAGAACCCCGACGACCCGGCGCAGGGCGAGCTCAGGGCGGCGCTGCGGCTTTCGCCGGATGTGATGAAGGTTTCTCCTTTTTACGGCTGGAGCGATGTCGACTTCGATGTCCCCTGGTGGCAGGGTGGGTTTTCGTCGACTCTCGCCGTTTGGCTCGCCGGCTGGATGGGGGCCTCCGAGATTTTGCTCTGCGGCATGGACTGCTACCAGGGGCACAAAAAATACCACTACCCGCGCCCAGGCTACCACCACCCCTGTTTCGAGTCGCCGCTCGAGGCCCACCTCGCCGCATGGCGGCCGGCACTCGATTTGGTGCCGAACGCCGAGCGCATCCGCACCGTCTCCGGGCCGCTCGTCGGGGTGTTCGGGCGGTGGGAGGCGTGAGGGTAGTGTTTGTTTATGGCGCGGCATGGCCGGGCAAGGCCCGGCAAGGCGGGGCGGGGCAGGGCGAGGCAAGGCATGGATTTATGGCGCGGCCTGGCGGGGCATGGCGCGGCACGGCTTGGCCTGGCCGGGCAGGGCCCGGCATGGGTTTCAATGAACGGCGGCGGTTTACAAAAAAAAGCAATCAAAGACGAGGAGGCGCAAAAATGAAAGAGATCACATTCCGATTCGAAGGGACAACTCCACTGCTGCTGCACAACAACCGCAGCGCCGATCCGCTCGACCTGTACGTCAAGGCCAAGCGGCCCTACTTCGGCAAGTCCGCCAAAAAGAAGACCGACGAGGACCACTTGGCCGTCTCGCGGCTCGACTGGGAGAGCGGTCTGTATTTCGACCCCGAAGGGTACGTCAGCGTCCCGGCGACCAACGTCGAGGCGATGCTGGAGCGCGCCGGGAGAAGGACGCGCGACGGCAAGAAAATCAAGCAGGGCGTGCGCGTGGACGGGCTGTACTGCCGCCTGAAATTTCCGGACGACAAGTGCCGCCTGGAGGCCATCCCCGCAACCCCGGACGATGTGCCCTGCAAAAGCCTGGACTCCCTTTTCGCCAAGTACTATGACCGGCGGATCGCCAAGCCGAAGGGGCAGGGCAGCGTCGTGCGCACCCGGCCGCGGTTCGACAAGTGGTCCATCACCTGCACCGTTCTGTACGACCCCGAGGTGATCGACGAGCGCAGCCTGCTCGAGATCGTGCAGGCGGCCGGCAAATACGAGGGCCTCGGCGATTACCGCGAGCGATACGGGCACTTCGACCCGAGCGTCGTAAAGTGAGGCGCGCCATGGACGAGACGAGAATCCACCCGATTTGGAAGGAGGCCGCCATGGCGATCGCGGCGCGGGTCGCGCGGGAGGGCTACGGCTTCACGATCGATTTGGACGAGCTGTACGCCGCGCTCGAGACCAAAAGGCCGCGCGCGCATTCGTTTTGGAAGGACGTCAAAAAGAGCCAGTTCGATTTCCTGGAGAAGGTCGAGGAGCTCAAGCGCGAGTGCCTGCACAAGCACAATCTCTACCTGCACAACGTCCGCGGCCGGGGCTACAAGGTGCTCGCGCCGGACGACCAGGTCACAATCGGCTGGGAGCGCCAGCACGACAAGGCGCGCAAGCACCTGCGCAAGTCGCTCGACGTGCTCGCCAACGTCGCCGTCGCCGCCCTGAGTGACGCCGGGCAGAAAAACAGGGACCGCAACATCAACCGCACGGTTTTCATAATGGCCGCCGCCAACAAGCGCAAAATACCGGCGGTCGAGAAAAAAATGCTGGATTAGGCAGGGATTTATGGCATGGCGCGGCACGGCTCGGCACGGCTCGGCATGGCAAGGCGCGGCATGGCACCGGCCTGGCACGGCAAGGCAGGGATTTATGGCTAGGCTGGGCGCGGCCGGGCATGGCCCGGCATGGGTTTCAATGAACGGCGGCGGGTTGATCGGGCGGGCGTGACGATGAGGGATGCGGCAAAATGAGCGGATCGAACGGGCACGGTCGGCTGCTGATCGGCAAGGAGCGGATTCGCGAATATCTCGGCATCGGCGAGCCCGCCTTTTATGACTTCGTCAAAATGGGCATGCCGGCGCGGGTGATCAACAACCGCTGGTATGCCCATTCCGACAACATCGACGTGTTTTTCAAACAGATAACCGGCCGGGGCATGAAAGACGTGCCGACGGACGCAGAATAAACCGCGTCAACACCTTTGTTCGCCCATTATCCGCCCCTGTAGCGCTTTTTTCCGCCCATTTTCCGTTTTCGTCCGAAAACCGGGGTTATCCTGGGTCCATCGATTCGGGACAGCCCCGGTTTTCTTTTGGACGGAGACGCAGATGTGACCGAGTACGCGACGACAGAGCCCGAAAGCTTCACCGCCGGCGACCTCGTGGCATGGAAGCGCGAGGCCGCCGCGCTCGTCATCCCGACCGGCGAGGCGCCCAAGGCCTCCGCCGGCTGGGCGCTCACCTACGCGCTGGTGAAGACCGGCGCCAGGATCGCCATCACCGCCGCCGCCTCGGGCGACGACCACCTCGTCTCGATCGCCGCCGCCACCACCGCCGGCTACGCCGCCGGCACCTACGCCTGGCAAGCCTACGTCACCAAAACGACCGAGCGCTACCTCGTCGGCTCGGGCACGATCCGGATCCTGCCCAACTTCGCCGCCGCCGCCGGCGGCCACGACGCCCGCTCCCACGTCAAGCGCGTGCTCGACGCCATCGAGGCCAAGCTCGAGGCGCGCGCCAGCAAGGAGCAGGAGCAGATGGTCGTGGGCGGGCAGGTGGTCGGCATGATGCCCATCCACCGGCTGCTCGAGTGGCGCGACCGCTACCGCGCGGCCTACGAGAACGAGCAGGCCGCGGAGCGTGTGGCCAATGGGCTCGGCTCGGGAAAGCAGGTGCTCGTGAGGTTCGGACGTGATTAAGGCGCTGCGCCGCATCTTCGCCCCCCGCCCCGCCCGCCGGGGCTTCGACGCGGCCCGCATTTCCCGCCTCGTGGCCGACTGGGTGACGAGCTCGCTCGCCATCGACGCGGACATCCGCTCCGGGCTCACGGTGCTGCGGGCGCGCAGCCGCGACCTGTGCGCCAACAACGTCTACGGCCGGCGCTTCCTCGCGCTGCTCGCCGCCAACGTGGTCGGCCCGGCCGGGATCCGGCTGCAGAGCAAGGCGCGCACCGCCAAGGGCGACCAGCTCGACCCCGCCGCCAACCGCAAGATCGAGGCGGCCTGGTGGGAGTGGTGCCGCCCGCAGAACTGCACCGTCACGCGGCGGCTCTCCTTCACCGACCTGCTCGCCATCGCCGTCAAGGGGCTCGCGCGCGACGGCGAGCTGATCGCGCGCCTCGTCTCCGGCTTCCCGGGCAACGACTTCCGCTTCGGCCTGCAGCTGCTCGACCCCGAGTACCTCGACCACGACTACAACGACCTCGCCCGCCGCGTCGTCATGGGGGTGGAGCTCGACGAGTGGAAGGGCCCGGTGGCCTACCACCTGCTCACCAGCCACCCCGGCCAGAACCACTACCCGCTGCAGCCGGCGCAGAAGCGCCAGCGGGTCCCCGCCGCCGAGATCCTGCACGTCTACGACGCCGAGCGCGCCGAGCAGACCCGCGGCTATCCCTGGACCGTGGCGGCGCTGAAGGAGCTGCACCAGCTCGGGCACTACAAGTACTCCGAGGTGGTGGCCGCCCGCGTCGCCGCCGCCAAGATGGGCTTCTTCACCCGCAAGTCCGAGGCCGGCTACCCCTACGACGACAAGGACGCCTCCGGCAACCTGATCGAGGAGGTCTCCCCGGGCAAGTTCCAGGAGCTGCCCGACGGCTACGAGTTCAAGGAGTTCAACCCCACCCACCCCAACCAGGCCTTCGGGGACTTCGTCAAGTCCGCCCTCAAGGGGATCGCGAGCGGCCTCAACGTCTCCTACATCAGCCTGGCGAACGACCTGACCGAGACCAGCTATTCCTCAGGGCGCCAGGGGCTGCTGGAGGAGCGCGGCTACTACATGGCGCTCCAGGGCTTTTTGATCGAGCACCTGGTGCAGCCGGTCTTCGAGGCCTGGCTGCCGCACGCCATCGCCTCGGGGCGGCTCGCGCTGCCGATGCGCGAGATCGAGCGCTGGAACGCGCCGGTCTGGCAGGCGCGGCGCTGGAGCTGGATCGACCCGGAGAAGGACATCTCGGCCTCGGAGCGCGAGGTGGCGCTCGGGGTCAACTCCCGCACGCGGATCGCCGCCAACCTGGGGCTCGACCTCGAGGACGTCTTCGAGGAGCTGCAGGACGAGGACGCCGAGGCGCGCCGCCTCGGGATCGACGTGGCCGGCGCCGCGGCCAAAAAGGAGAAGCAGGATGGCAGAGAGATTCAAGCAGATTGAGCCGGTGCAGTACCGGCAGATGGTGATCGACCGCGCCTCGGCCAAGCCCGAGGAGCGCACGGTCGAGCTCAAGTTCTCGACCGAGGCCCCCTACGAGCGCTGGTGGGGCGTCGAGATTCTGGACCACGGATCCGGCAGCGTGCGCCTCGCGCGCCTCAAGGAGGCCGGCCCGCTTCTGGTGGGCCACGACCCGGACGACCACATCGGCGTCCTGGAGCAGATCTGGATCGGGGACGACCGCACCGGGCGGGCGTTCGCGCGCTTCGGGAAAAGCGCGCGGGCCGAGGAGATCTACCAGGACGTGCTCGACGGCATCCGCAAGAGTGTCTCGGTGGGCTACATCGTGCACCGCGCGGTCCTGGTCGAGGAGAAGGACGGGAAGGAGACCTACCGCATCATGGACTGGGAGCCGCTCGAAGTGTCGATCGTCTCCGTGCCGGCGGACCCCGCCGCCAAAACCGTAAACAACTCCAAACGCGATCACACGCTCGTGATCGAATACAAATCACAGGAGGGCGCCATGCCTGAACCCATCGTCACCCCCGACCCGGCCGCCGAGGCCGCCAAAGTGAAGGAGATCACCGACAACGCCCGCAAGGCCGAGCAGACCCGCATCCGCGAGATCACGGCCTACGGGGAAAAGTTCAACATGAAAGAGGCCGCCGCCCAGGCCGTCGCCGCCGGCGTCGGCATCGAGGAGTTCCGCATGCAGGTCCTGGAGAAGCTCGGCCAGGTCCGGCCCGTCGCCACCACGCCCGACATCGGCCTCTCCGCGGCCGAGGCCCGGCAGTTCAGCGTCGTGCGGCTCATCAACGCGCTCGCCAATGGCCGCCGCGACCTCGCCCCCTTCGAGTTCGAGTGCTCCGACGCCGCCGCGAAGAAGATCGGCAAGGCCGCCCGCGGGGGCTACGTCCCGAACGACGTGCTGCGCCGCGACCTCAACGTCACCACCGACAGCCAGGGCGGCCACCTCGTCGCCACGAACCTCCTCGCGCAGGACTTCATCGCGCTGCTGCGCAACAAGATGGTGATCGCCCAGCTCGGCACCCGCATCCTCTCGGGCCTGGTGGGGGACATCGCCATCCCCGGCGCGCTCGCCGGCTCCACCGCCTACTGGGTGGGCGAGAGCACCAACATCACCAGCGAGAGCACGCAGACCTTCCGCCAGGTGGCGCTCACCCCCAAGACGGTCGGCGCCTACAGCGACATCAGCCGCAAGCTCCTGCTGCAGGCCTCGATCGACGTCGAGGCCTACGTGAGAAACGAGCTCGCCACCACGCTCGCGCTCGAAATCGACCGGGCCGCCATCAACGGCTCCGGCTCCTCCCCCGAGCCGCGCGGGATCCTGAACGTGGTCGGCATCGGCGCGGTCGTGGGCGGCACCAACGGCAAGGCGCTCACCTGGGCGCATATCGTCGGGCTGGAGAGCGAGGTGGCGATCGACAACGCGGACGTTGGCGCGCTCGCCTACCTCACCAACGCCAAGGTGAGGGGCAAGCTGAGGACCGTCTTCACCAACGCCACCTACGGGGAGATCCCGGTCTGGCAGACGGGCGCGGACGGCATGGGCATGGTCAACGGCTACCGCGCGGCGGTCACCAACCAGGTGCCGGGCACCATCACGAAGGGCGGCTCGGGAGCGGTCTGCTCGGCGGTCATCTTCGGCAACTTCAACGACCTCGTCATCGGGCAGTGGGGCGCGCTCGACATCCTGGTGGACCCCATCACCGGCGGCCTGGCCGGCACGGTCCGCGTGATCGCGATGCAGGACGTGGACATCGCGGTCAAGAACGCCGTCAGCTTCGCGGCCATGCAGGACGCGCTGACCACCTAAACAAACGATCGGGCGCAAGCGGCCCACATCGATAGGGCCGGGGCGCTGCCAGTGGCCCCGGCCCGCACCCACAGGGAGACCGACCCATGAACAAGGACTTCAATGTAGCCGACGACATTCTCTCCTCGACCCTGCTGCCGGTGGTCAAGTCCGGCGCGGCGCCGGACACCAACTGCGCGGCCGTGGACGGCCGCGGCTTCCAGGAGGTGGTGCACGCGGTCCACCTCGGGAACTCGGGCGACACCCTCTCGGGCTCCATCAAGGTCGAGTGCGAGCTCGAGGAGTCGAACGACAACAGCAGCTGGAACGACGTCGCCCAGACCGACCTCACCAACGCCGTCACGGGGACCAACCCGGGCTGCTTCGGCGTCATCGACGACGGCGCCGAGGACAGCCAGTTCTACTGGACCGAGTACCGCGGGAAAAAGCGCTACACCCGCGTCGTCCTCAACTTCACCGGCACCCACACCGTCGGCATCCCCTGCGCGGCCTGGGCGCTGCGGCGCGGGCCGCAGTACGTGCCCTCGGTCGGCGGCAGCTGGTAGGGCGCATGCCGCGCGTCAGGATCACCCGCCACACGGTGGCCATGAACCGGGTGGCGATGCAGGGCGAGGTCCTCGACCTCGCGGCCGCGGACGCGGACCTGCTGGTCCGTCTGGGCAAGGCCGTCGCGCTCGCTCCGGCCGCGGCCGGGGGCGACCGGGGCCAGGCCGGGGAGACCCCCCGGCCTTCTCCGGCCGCCACCACCGAGAGCGCCGCCGCCCTGGTGCGGGGGAAAAAGAGAACCGCCCGCGCGGACGGCCGGCCCGACGGGGCCGACGGGGCCGACGGGCCGACGGGCTGACGGGGCAGACGGGACAGACGGGCAGACGGGCCACATGGACAACTACGACTTCTTCGGCACCTTCGTCTCCGCGATCTCCGGGGACGCCGCCATCGCCGCCTGGTGCGGCGCCCGGTTCGGGACGGCGCTCACGGTCTTCGCCGACGTGGAGAGCGAGGCCCTTCCGGCCAGAGACGACATGCCCTACGCCCTGATCCACACGCCGGGGGTCGCCAAGCACCAGGAGCGCCGCGAGCAGATCTACCAGATCGCGGTGGACCTCGCCCTCGACAAGGCGGCGCTCGCCTCCGCAGCGGCCACGAACCTCAAGCAGCCGGCCGGAATCGAGCTCATCCTCGGTCTCGCGCAGCTCATGATCGACGCGGTCAAGGCGGCGCTCCCGGCCAACACCGTTTTCGGCTACACGCTCTCGGCGGACACCCTGGGCGCGCTGCCCGAGGTCCACGCCTACCTGGACCTCGATTTCACCACCACCGTAACCATCGCGGGCGACCCGCTCGCGTGACGACAAGGAGGACCTGGCCATGGGTCACCAGAAGGGTTCAACGGTAGTCTTCAAGGCGGGCTTCGAGCTGGTGGCCTTCGGCACGCCCGCGGCCGCCGGCTACATCCTGCCGATCAACAGCTTCGACGTGCGCTCCACCCGGGCGCTCAACCGCGCGGCAACGCTCCAGTCGGACCGCAACCCGCGCGAGCCGTTCGCCGGCAACCTCGCCGTCGGCGGCAGCATCGTCGTGCCGGTCGACTCGGTCGCGATGGCGATCTGGCTGATCGGGATCTTCGGCCTGCCCACCACGACCGGCGCCGGGCCCTACGTGCACGAGTTCAAGGTCCCCGCCAGCCAGCGCAGCATGACCTTCGAGACGGCCTTCACGGACCTCGCCACCGCGAAGTACCAGCGCTTCGTCGGCTGCAAGATCAACAGTCTCGGCCTCACCGTGGGCGGGGACGGCGAGCTCGTGGCCACCCTGGGGGCGATCGGAAAGAGCGACAGCCTGGAGGCCGCGACCTTCCACGCCGGCACGGCCGTCACGCTCGCGCGCCTCAACAACTTCCAGGCGGCCCTGGCCGAGGGCGGCAGCGCGCTCGCCAACGCGACCGAGCTGGCCATGAACATCAACCTGCCCATGGACGCCTACTACGTGATCGGCGGGGCGGGGTCGGTGGGCAGCATCGCCGAGCAGTCGGTCGAGGTGAGCGGGAACATCAAGTGCCTGTTCGAGAACACCGCCCTGCTCGACAAGGCCCTCGCCGGCACCGAGAGCAGCCTCAAGCTGACGGTGACGGGCTCGGCCAGCAGCGTCTTCGAACTCGAGATCCAGGAGCTGCTCTACGAGCGCGCCTCGGTGCCGGTGCCCGGGCCGCAGGGGCTTCTGGTGGACCTGAACTTCCAGGGCTACTACGCGAACGGCGGCGAAGCCTCGGCGATCGTGGCGCGCCTGACCAACGGGGTCACGAGCTACGCGGCGTATTAACGAGAAGGGTCGCCGGTCGGCCCGCCTGTTCGGTCGGCCGGTCGGCCGGTCAGCCGGTCTGTCCGGTCGACGGGACGGACGGGCCGACGGGACAGACGGGCCGACGGGAGAGACGGGAAGGACCGATCATGCGGGAGATACGGCTGAGCAACGGGACAACGGTGGCGGCGCGGGCGCTCACCAAGCGCGAGCGCCGGGCGGTGCTGGCGGAGATCGACCGCATCAGCGGAGACGAGCTGATGGAGCGGGTGCTCGGCATGGTGCTCGCCCCGGAGCTCTTCGCGGAGCTGGAGGACCTGCCCTACCCGGACAGCAAGGCGGTCCTAATGGCGGTCTGGGCCGAGACGAACGGCTCGCGGGACGAGGAAAAAAACTCATCGCCCGCTGGGAGTGGGAGTGCGGCTCCCGGCGGGCCGACTACTGCCGCGCCTGCGGCAAGCGCGCCCGCGGGGAGTGCCCCGCCGGCTGCGAGTACCTGAGCCCGCCCGCGCTCGCGCCCGAGAACGAGGAGGCGTGGGCGCTCTGGCTCGCGGTGATGACGCAGTGGCGGGCCGGCGGCATGGGGGTGATCGGGCTCGACTACGGCGAGGTGCGGGCGGCGGCGGCGGACATGGAGATCGAGCTGTCGCCCTGCATGTGGGGCAAGATCCGGGCGCTCGAGGCGGCAACGCTCGACAAGATGCGCCGGGGGACGGAGGATCGATGATCCGGGCGGAGATCAAAAGCAACGTCAGGGCCCTCGGCAAGCGGATCGACCAGGCCGGGGCCGATCTCGCCAAGGCCCAGCTCGACGCCGTCAAAGTGGAGGGGTTCAGCCTGCGCCACACCCTGATGCAGGCGATCCGCATGTCCGCCCCGGCCCCCGGCCGCCGCCTCAAGGACCTCTCCATGATCGCCCGCACGCTTAACCGCAAAAGCGGGGTGCGCCAGCCCCGGCCGCTGCTTCAGCTCGCCGCCGGCGTCACCTACCGGGTGGACCCGGCGGACGCGAGCGTGGCCGTGGGCTTCACCGCGCGCTCGCCCCTGTGGGCCCGGCGCGCGGCCGAGCGCCAGCAGGCGGGATTCACCCGGCCGGTCACCCCGGAGCTGCGGCTCTACTTCCTGCGCCGCGGCGCCCAGAGGAGCTTCTCCCGCTCCTGGCGCGGCCGGCGGAGCGGCCAGCCGCTTTTCCTGCGCCGCACCACCCGCACGCTCGTCACCCCGCCGCGGCCGATCGTGGCCCCCTTCTGGGCGGCCGAAAAGAACAAGTCCATGGCGCGGATCCGGAGCAACTTCCGGCTGATCGCGCGCGGCAAGACCGCCCCCGGCGGCGCGCTCTACAGCGCGCAGGAAATGGCGATGTGGTGAGGTTGGGTCGGCCGGTCGGCCGGTCAGCCGGTCGACGGGCCGACGGGATAGACCAACGGGACAGACGGGCCGACGGGCCGACGGGATAGACGGATAACATGGCGGACGATGTCAAGCTGCAGATACTGCTCCAGGCGAAGAACGCATCCGAGCAGGCCTTCCGCGAACTGAAGGGCCAGCTCGCCGGCGTGCAGCAGGAGCTCGCCAAGACCGCCAAGGCGGCCGAGTCGGGCTTCAACCTGGACCGGTTCAAGACCCAGTCCCTGGGGGCGGCTGCCGCCGTCTTCGCCGCCTACAAGACGATCGGCCAGGCGGTGGACATGGTCGAGGCCGGGGCGAAGCTGGAAAAGCAGGCGGCGGGCTTCGAGAACCTCGCCGGCGCCGCCGGGACGAGCTCGCGGCGCATGCTGGAGGAGCTCAAGCGCGCCTCGCGCGGGCTCGTGGCCGAGGCGGACCTCGTGGCCGCATCCGGCAAGGCGCTGCTCATGAACATCCCGGCGCGCGAGATCGCCAAGCTCATGGAGATCGCCGCGGCCACGAGCCGGATGACCGGCCAGGCCGTCACCGAGGCCTTCAACGACATCACGATGGGGGTGGCGCGGCAGTCCAAGATGATCCTCGACAACCTGGGGATCATCGTAGATGTGGAGAAGGCGAACGCAGACTACGCAAAGAGCCTCGGCAAAACAGCATCGGCGCTGTCGGACGCAGAGAAGCGCCAGGCGTTCATGAACGCGGTGGTCAAGTCCGGCGACGACATGGTTCGCCGCCTGGGCGCATCCAGCGGGGCCCTGGAGGGGGCCAACAAGCTCGTGGCCGCGCAGACCGACCTCTGGAACGAGGTCAACCGCACGGTGGCGTCCTTCCTCGACAAGGAGCTCGCCGGATACGCCCGGATGCTCACCTGGATCGCCGACAAGCTCAAGGGCATGCGCGCCGCCGCCGGCGAGGCGTCCAAGTCCGATCTCTGGAAGGAGATCGAAATGCTGCGCTCGCTCGAGGCCAAGGGGATGGCCAACCCCGGCCTCGCCGCCGCCAAGGAGGCCGAGTGGAACCGCCGCTTCCTTGCCCCGCAGATGGGCTTGAAGCCCTCCGAGGAGCTGAAGCGCACCGGCTCCTGGTCCACCCCGCGCTGGGATGCCTCCGGCTGGCGGATGCAGGAGGGGCAGTACGGCGACCTGACCGAGGCCGAGAAAAAAACCATCATCGACAAGCGCGAGGCCTGGCTCAAGCAGCAGGCCGAGGCCGCCAAGCTTACCATGGAGCAGCTCGCGGCCGAGGTGAAGAAATACCAGGAGGAGTTCCAGGCGGCCCTCATGGGCCAGAGCCGGCTCGAGGAGTACATGGCCGGCGGCCAGCACGAAAATGCGATCCTGCGCATGGAGGAGCAGCGCCTCGCGCGGATCCGCGAGGAGGCGAAAGCGCGCTACGGCGAGGACTCAGACTGGATCACCCGCCACCGCGAGGAGATCGGCCCCTACGACGCGGACCGGGTCAAGCAGACCATGGAGGAGATCAAGGCCCAGGGCGAGCAGAGCATGGGCTCCCTCGTCCAGCTCTCGCAGCGCACGGCCGAGGCGATGCAGGACAACTTCTCGGACCTCTTCTTCGACGCGATGAAGGGGGAGCTCAAGAGCCTGGAGGACTACGCCAACGCCATCATGGACTCGATCCTGCGCGCGGCCTCCGACATGGCCGGCCAGCTCGCCACCCAGGCCATCTTCGGCCCGGGCGCGGTGGGCGGCACCGGTGGCGGCGGGGGGCTGTTCGGCTGGATCGCGGGGTTGTTCGGCGGCGGCGGCGGGTCAGCCATGAGCCAGTCAACCGCCCTCGCCCTGGTGCGTCACGCCGGCGGCGCGGTGGACGGCAGCGGCCCCCACCGCCAAATCCCGGCCTGGATGATCGCCGCCGCGCCGCGTCTGCACGGCGGGCTCGCCCCGGACGAGTACCCGGCCGTGCTCCAACGCGGCGAGCGCGTCCTCTCCCGGCGGGAGGCCGCCCGGCCGGCCGCCAACATCACCGTGAACGTGCAGGCCCCCGGCGGCCGGATCGAGCGCGAGAGCCAGGTGCAGCTCCAGGCGGGCCTCCTCGCCGTCCTGAGCCGCGCCCACGCAAGGAGCGCTTGACATGACCACCTTCATCGAGACCCCGCGCTTTCCCGAGGACATCAGCTACAACTCCCGCGGCGGCCCGGAGTGGATGACCGAGCTCGCCATCAGCCGCTCCGGCAGCGAGCAGGCCAATATGCTCTGGTCCTACCCGCGCCACCGCTACGATGCCATGTACGGGATCAACACCCAGGCCAAGCTTGAAACGGTCCTGAGGCTGTTTCACGCCACCGGCGGCCGTGCGATCGGCTTCCGCTACAAGGACTGGCTCGATTTCAAAAGCTGCGCGCTCGGCGCCACGCCCGCCGCGACCGACTGCCAGATCGGGGTTGGCGACGGCACCCAGGACGATTTCCAACTGGTCAAGCTCTACACCTGGGGGGCCGTGACCAGGGTCCGGAAAATCTTGAAGCCGGTTGCAGCCACGGTCAAGGTGGCCGTAAACGGCACCGAGAAGACGATCACGACCCACTTCACCGTGGACACGACGACCGGGGTCGTCACCTTCACCCCCGGCAACATCCCGGCCGCCGCGGCTCTTGTCACCGCGGGATTCCAGTTCGATGTCCCCTGCCGGTTCGACACCGATCACCTTTCCGTGAACCTCGACGACTACGCCTCGGCCTCGGCCCAGGTGCCGCTTGTCGAGCGCAAGTACGGCAGCAGTTGAACTGTGGGAGCGGCTTCCAGCCGCGATGAATATGCCGAGAGAAATCTCAAACGATCTGAAAGCCCACCTGGCCGGCGAGGTCCTGACCGTGGCCACCTGCCTGCGGATCCAGGCCGCCGGCGGCAGCGAGCTTTTCTTTACAGACCACGACGCCGAGATCGGCTGGGACGCCGACACCTACACGCCTGTCGCCGCCGGCGACCTGTCGAGCTTCGTCCAGAGCGCGGGCGGCGGGGTCGATCACATGGACCTCGAGGTGGGCTACGCGGCCGCCGCCTTCACCCGCGACGCGCTGCGCGCCGGGCTGTGGGACAACGCCGAGTGGTGGAGCTTCCTCATCAATTACGCTGACACCACGATGGGGATCTTGAAGCTCGGCCGCGGCCGCCTGGGCGACATGGAGATCGGCGAGCACCGCGCCCGCATCGAGCTCTGCTCCATGAGCATCTGGCTCCAGGCCCCGGTCGGCCGCATCCTGACCCCCGAGTGCGACGCGACCCTGGGAGATTCCCGCTGCAAGGTCGCGATCGCAAGCTACACCCACACCGGCACCGTGGCGAGCGTGACCGACAACCGCACCTTCACGGTCTCGGGCAACGCCGCCGGCAAGGCGGCCAATTATTACGCCTACGGCAAGCTCCGCTGGATCACCGGGGCCAACGCCGGCCTATATATGCAGGTCAAGTCGAGCGACGCTTCGAATGGGGTCGTGCTGCAGGAGCCGATGGCGCTGACCGTCGCGGCCGGCGACACGCTCTGGCTCTATGCCGGCTGCGACCGGCGGAAAGCTACGTGCATCAGCCGGTTCAGCAACATCCTGAACTTCCAGGGCGCGCCGGACCTGCCCGGCCTGGACAAGACCCTGGTCATACCCAGCAACCGTTTTTGGATCGACTCGTAGAAGGGTCGCCCGTCAGCCGGTCTATCCGGTCGACGGGACAGACGGGCCGACCGGACAGACGGGACAGACGGACTCATGGGCTTCAACTTCGGCAGCCTGATCGGTATCGGCGGAATGCTCGTGGGCGGCATCGTGGGCAGCATCATCGCCCCCGGCTACGGCACCGCCATCGGCATGTCGATCGGCGGGCTGCTCGCCGGCTTCGCGGGGAGCTACCTCTTTCCGGCCGAGCCGCAAAAGTCCAAGGTCAAACCCCCCGAGCCCATGGAGAACCGGGTGCAGATTTCGAGCTACGGCGCCCCGGTCCCGATTCTGCGGGGCACCAAGCGCTACGCCGGCAACCTCGCCTGGATGAGCGACGTCCGCGAGAAGGCCTACCGCACCAAGCACCGCCAGAACGGCGAGCGGTATTACCAGAACTACCGCGAATACTATGCCAGCATGTTTTTGCTGTTCTGCGAGGGGGAGATCAAACAGATCCAGCGCGTGTGGGTCAACAACGAGGTCTGGTACGACGTGCGCGATGCGAACGACCCGCTCTACGCCGGGGACCCGGCCGTGGGCGCGGCCAACCAGAGCAAGTCGGCCGAGCGCCTGGCCGAGTATGCGAAGATCTACCTCGGCACCGCCTCCCAGCTCGCCGACCCCACCTACGAGGCGGCCGTCGGCGCCGGCAACGCCCCCGCCTTCCGCGGCCGCTGCGGCCTGATGCTGAAAGACTTTCCCATCGGCGAATTCGGCCAGCTCCCCCGCATCGAGGCCGAGATCGTGCGGACAGGCCTGGGCACAGCCGGGGAGGGCGGCGGGGGCGAATGGGATCCCTATTATGCCTACGGCTATTATTCAATGCTTGGCGTGTCGGGCACATGGGCGTCCGGATACAGGCCGACCAAAATAAAGATCACCTGGAAGCACCTGGAAAACAACGGCTCGATGTCGTTCGGCCTGTACTATGTAGGCAGCGAATTTGCGGATATTTCAAGGGATGACGGCGTCTCCTATTTCGGCACCTACGTTGCCGGCAATACTTACAGCTGGGAGGAGGACATCAGCGGGGAGGTCCAGGACAAGGACATCGCCAAAATTTTGATTTCGATGGCGACCGATCACAACATAACCAAGATCGAATTTTACAGCGGCGGCACGTGGGTCGATCGAACATTGGATTCGTACTGGACGCCGCAGACATATAGCGGGGGTCAGTGCACCTATATTCCAGGCGAGCCTCCCTACCAGCAGACCCACGAGCTCGCCTCGGCCGCCATCGAGGAGCTCTGCACCCTGGCGGGCCTCGCTGCCGCGGACGTGGACGCCTCGGCCCTCGACGCCGACACCCTCTACGGCTACGGGGTCTCCCGGCAGATGACGGCCCGGCTCGCCATCGAGCCCCTGCGCGAGATCTTCGCGGCCGAGCTGGTCGAGCTCGACTGGAAGCTCGTCTTCGCCAAGCGCGGCGCCGCCGCCCTGCTCGCCATCGCGGCCGGCGAGCTCGCCGCCCACGAGCCCGGATCCGCCAGGCCCGAGCCGCTGGTCGAGGACCCCCGCACCCCCTCGGAGCTGCCGACCCACCTGGTGCTCTCCTACGAGTCCCGCCAGCGGGATTTCGACATCGCCTCCCAGCAGGCCGTCCGCGTGGACAAAAGCCCCCAGGTCATGAGCTCGAACGGGGTCGGGATCGTCATGACCGACGGCCAGGCCAAGCAGGCCGCCGAGATCATGCTCGACGGCCTCTGGCTCGACCGCCGCCAGGTGCGCTTTGCGACCGGGCTGAAATACCTCTACCTGGCCCCCAACGACGTTGTCACCGTGGACGGCCGCAACGTGCGGATCCTCTCCATGACCCGGCGCGGCGCGGTGGTCGAGTTCACCGCCGCGGCCGACGACGCCGCCGCCCGCGCGAGCGCGGCCGAGGCCGACGACATCAGCATTTCGGCCGAGGACCTCTCGCGCTTCAACCTGGTCCCGAGCGCCCTTTTCCTGGAGATCCCGGTTCTCTCCGCGATCGACGACAACGCGGGCGTCTATGTCGTTTTCTTCGGCGCGCCCGGCGCCTACTACGGCGGGGCGCTCCTGATCTCCCACGACTCGGGCGGCACCTGGGAGGACGGGGCCGTGGCCGACACGCTCTCCGGCTACGTGGGCGACTGCACCACGACGCTCCCGAACGGCACCCCCGGCGTGATCGACTACGCGGCCAGCCTGACCGTCGATCTCGCCGACTCGGGCCGGACCCTCGCCTCGGCCACCGACGAGCAGCTTTTCGCCGGCTACAACCTGGCCGCAGTGGGCAGCGCCGCGAACGGATGGGAGCTGATCCAGTTCAAGACGGCCACCGCCGGCAGCGGCAACAGCTACACCCTGACCGGCCTGGTGCGCGGCCTCTACGGCACGGCTTTCGAGATGGCCGGCCACGGCAGCGGCGAGGGCTTCG